AAGGAATCAAAATAGCTGCAGATTCAGTAGCTTATTCTGATTCTGGTTTAAAAGACACCAACAAAAAAATTGTAATTAGTTTTCTACACAAGGCAATCAAATCACTCAATCAACTTAGAATGATTGAAGATTCACTTGTTATCTACAGATTGTCTCGTGCTCCAGAACGTAGAATTTTTTATATTGATGTAGGCAATCTACCAAAAGTAAAAGCCGAACAATATCTTCGTGATGTAATGACACGTTATCGCAATAAACTTGTTTACGATTCACAAACAGGTGAGATTCGTGACGACAAAAAACATATGAGTATGCTCGAAGATTTTTGGCTACCACGTAGAGAAGGTGGAAGAGGAACAGAAATTACTACACTTCCTGGTGGTCAGAATCTTGGCGAATTAAAAGACGTAGAGTATTTTCGCAAAAAACTTTATAACTCTTTAAACCTACCACCATCACGTTTAACCGATGATAACAAAGCATTCAATCTTGGCAAGACCACAGAAGTACTTCGTGATGAACTTAAGTTTGCTAAGTTTATTGGTCGTTTACGTAAAAGATTTTCTGAGCTATTTCACGATATTTTAAAAACTCAGTTAATTTTAAAAGGTGTTTTAACTCCAGAAGATTGGGAAGAGATGGAGGAGCACATCCAATATGATTACTTATTTGATAACCATTTCAATGAATTAAAAGAAACAGAATTAATGAAAGAGCGCATATCTTTAGTTATAGATATGGATCCTTTTGTAGGTAAGTATTTTTCTACTGAGTATATTCGTCGTCAGATTCTTATGCAAACTGACAAAGAATATAAAGAAATGGATAAACAAATTAAAACAGATATTAAAAATGGTATTGCTATTAGTGCATCAGATTCAACTTCTCTTGATTTAATGGACCGTCAAAATTCTGCATTAGCACCAGAAATTCAAGATGCTCAAGGGGAAATAGATCATCAACGAGGAATAGAAGCAGAAAAAGAAAAAGCAAAATTAGCCCCTAAACCATCGTCAAATAAACCTTCTGCTAAATAATATTATAAATTAACTTGTATTTATATGTCTAATACTTTGGATATCGTGAATTTAATTGCAGACAAACATAAAGCAGAAGCATTAGATGCTGTTCATGATCTAATGCAGAATTCTGCGGCGGAAGCTATTGGCATGTACAAACAAACTGTTGCTTCAACATATTTTAACGAGCCAGTAGAAACACTAGAAACAGAAGAATGAAACTAATCACAGAGGGCAATTTTGAGGATGTTAAAATCCTCGAAGAAGAAGCAAATGGCAAAAAAAATCTGTATATTGAAGGAGTATTTCTTCAAGCAGATATCAAAAATCGCAATGGTCGTGTATATCCATTTAGCGTTTTAGAACGTGAAGTTGGTAGATACAATGAGCATTATGTTGGTGCTGGTCGTGCTCTCGGTGAATTAGGACACCCCAATGGTCCTACTGTAAACCTTGAACGTGTCTCGCATAAAATTGTTTCCCTCAAAGCTGAAGGAAGTAATTTTATTGGTAAGGCACAAATTCTTACAACTCCTATGGGAGACATTGCAAAGAATCTTTTAGAAAACGGAGTTAAACTTGGTGTTTCTTCTCGTGGTATGGGAACACTAGAAGAAAAGAATGGAGCAAACTACGTTCGTAATGATTTCATGCTCGCCACTGCCGCAGATATTGTAGCAGATCCTTCTGCTCCTGATGCATTTGTAAATGGAATTATGGAAGGTAAGGAGTGGGTTTGGGAGAATGGTATTTTGCGTGAACAGCAAATTACTAACTATCAAAGATATATTTCCAAATCTACTAGGAAAAATTTAGAAGAAAGGAAACTTAATGCATTTCAGCATTTCCTTTCAAATCTATAAATTTAATAAATAATCGTAGAATAATCGTAAAAGAAGTCAGAGGAAACTCAAATGTCAGATATGTTAAACGAAAGATTTGGGGCGCTTGTTAAAGAGCAAAGTATTGTACTAGAAGCTGGTGATCCTATGCCAACGGTTACCGCTTCTGTTATTCCTGCTTCCGGTAGTGAGCCTTCACAAATTTCCGATATACAAACAGCTAAAGCCGGTGGTAAGGATCCTGCTCCTTCTGTTCCTCCTACAGTAGCAATTGGACAAAAAGCTCCAGTTGATTTGGGTGGTTCAACTTCAGGTCCTCTTCATAGTGATGACGAAGAAGGCGAAGAGAATCCTGGAGCAAAAGCTTCCGCCGGTATTTCACAAATTTCAGGAGATGCTCAGCAAGCTCATCAAAACAATCCTGGCGATATGGGTGCTACCCCAACCGTAGGTGTTCAAGTTGCTTATGGAACCTCAAAAGGTCCTAATGTTAGTTATCCTATCAAGCCTTCTTTTGAAGAGTTAGATCTTTCGGGTGATGTCGCTGCTCTCACCGAAGGCGAAGATCTTTCCGAAGAGTACAAAGATAAAGCAAAAACTATTTTCGAAGCTGCCGTAAAAGCCAAGCTTGTTGAAGAACATGCAAAACTTGTAGAGCATTTTGAAACTAAACTTGTTGAGCAAGTAGAAGCTGTTAAGGCTGAGCTTTCTGAAGAAGTTAATGGTACTATCAAGTATGGTATTGGCCAATGGATCGAGCAAAATCAAGTTGCTATTGATCGTGGTGTACGCAATGAAATCACTGAAGATTTTATTGCAGGGCTCAAGAATTTATTCAAAGAGCACTATATTAATATCCCCGAAGACAAGATTGAAGTCGTCGAGGAAATTGCAGACGAGCTTCGTGAAATGGAACAGCGCCTCAACGAACAAATTGAGCGTAACGTGGAATTAAATAATCGTCTTGCCGAGTCAACTAAAGTAGTAATTCTGAACCAAGTTTCAGAAGGACTTGCCGACACGCAAAAAGACAAACTTGCTTCATTGTCTGAAGGAATTACATTTGAAACAGCAGAGAGATTTGCTGAGTCTGTAAAGACGCTTCGCAAATCGTATTTCCCTGAATCAGTATCACATTCTGAAGTAGGTGATGACAATCCAGTAACGCTTAGCGAAGATGTAACACCAGCAATGGCTGCTTACCTAAATGCTATTTCCCGCTGGAAATAATTATATAATAAATATTATCAACCAATAACAAACGATAAAACGTTCACGAGGTAAAAATGTTCAACGCTTCCCAACTTACAGAGAAGTGGGCTCCTGTTCTAAATCATTCCGAGGCTCCTGCCATTACGGACAAGTATAGACAGGCTGTAACCGCTGTAATTCTAGAAAACCAAGAATTAGCAATGCGTCAAAACGCAATGCTAACAGAAACATCCAATGGTGTTGGTGCCATTGGTCCTAACGCACTTTCAGGTTCAGGTCTTGACACCAAAACTGGTGGACTAGCTGGTTTCGATCCTATCATGATCAGCCTAGTTCGTCGTGCAATGCCTAACCTAATGGCATACGACATCTGTGGCGTTCAGCCAATGAGCGGTCCTACTGGACTTATCTTCGCTATGAAGGCTCACTATCAGCACAACGGTTCTGCTGGTCTACGTAAAGGTCGTGAAGCTCTCTTCAACGAGCCTGATGTAAACTTCTCGTCTAACACTCAGGGTCCTGCTGCTTACAACAATCCTGTTGATCCTATTGGTGTTGCTAACGATCCTTCATACGCAGCTTCAAATCCAGGTCTTCTTAATGACGCTGGCGCTGGTGCTGGTACTTATGAGCGTGGCGAACGTCCTATTGCTCGTGAAACTGCAGAAGTTCTTGGATCAGGTTCAACCTTGTTCAACGAAATGAGCTTCAGCATCGAGAAGTCCGCTGTAACCGCTAGAACCAGAGCCCTACGTTCAGAGTATACTCTAGAACTAGCTCAGGATCTTAAGGCTGTTCACGGTCTTGACGCTGAGCAAGAGCTAGCCAACATTCTCTCAAGCGAGATTCTTGCTGAGATCAACCGTGAAGTTGTTCGTACTGTGTACACCATCGCTAAGCCTGGTGCTCAGAACAACGTTGCTAGAGCTGGTGTATTCGACCTAGACGTTGATTCCAACGGTCGTTGGTCAGTTGAGAAGTTCAAAGGACTTCTATTCCAAGTTGAGCGTGATGCTAATGCTATCGCTCAGGAAACTCGTAGAGGCAAGGGCAACTTCCTAATCTGCTCCGCTGACGTTGCTTCAGCTCTAGCTATGGCTGGTGTACTTGATTATACTTCTGGTCTAACTGGCGCTGGTGGTCCTTCCATCGGTCAAGTTGATGACACCGGCAACCTCATGGTTGGCACCATCAACGGTCGTATCAAGGTCTTCGTTGACCCTTATTCGGCTAACGTTTCGAATGATCATTACTACGTCATGGGTTATAAGGGCACATCACCTTATGATGCTGGTCTCTTCTATTGCCCATACGTTCCCCTCCAGATGCTACGCAGCATTGATCCTCAGACCTTCCAGCCTAAGATTGGCTTCAAGACCCGTTACGGTATGGTTGCTAACCCATTCGTATTCAACGGTGTTGATGGCGACGGAGTACCTGTACCCGATGCTGAGGCACTTACTGCTTCGAAGAACATGTACTACAGAAGAGTACGTATTCAAAACCTCATGTGAGTTCTTCTCACATTTTTCAAGAGTCCCTTCGGGGGCTCTTTTTTTATGCAAATAAATAGTTAATAGCTTGGGAAGTTGACATGGCTGCTGAATGGTATAAAAACCAACCTACAAATAGAAATTATCTAGCACCAGTAGGGTTTCAATTAAAATTTGAATTATTTAATTCTGTAGATTTCTTTTGTCAAAAAGCAAATCTTCCGGGACTTAGTATGCCTGTTACTGAAGTTCCCACTAGGTTCAGAAATTTTCCAATTGTTCCTGGTGGCGGAGTAACATTTGATGATCTACAAGTCACCTTTATTATTGACGAAGATCTAAAAAATTATTATTCCATTCACGAATGGATCAGAAGAAACGGAAATTCTGAACAACATATTGATGGCGACGGAGAAGTTAAATATTCGAATGGACAATTGATGATCTTATCGTCAAATTTTAACCCAACATTTTTTGTAGATTACGAAAGATTATTTCCAATTAATTTAACACCAATTCAATTTGATTCCACTGTA